TCCACAGAAGCTATTATCTCCTCCTGACTATATAGTAGTTAAAAATGGATTATTAAATATAGAAACAATGGATATAGAAGATTTTACACCGAATTATATCAGTAAGAATAAAATACCGGTAGCATTTAATCCTGCAGCATATCATGAGGTCATGGATAAAACACTTGATAAGATAGCATGTAAAGATAAGGACCTACGATATTTACTTGAAGAGATGATAGGTTATTGTTTATTACGAAGAAACGAACTAGGTAAGTCATTTATATTAACTGGTCAAGGTTCTAATGGTAAATCAACCATATTAGATGTAATGAAGGAATTAATAGGTCCTACTAATATATCTTCAGTATCACTTAATGAATTAGGTCAAAGATTTAAGACAGCTGAACTATACGGAAGGATGGCTAATATTGGGGATGATATATCTAATGGTTATATCGAGGATAACTCATTATTTAAAAAATTAGTTACTGGAGAGACAGTCAACGTTGAACGTAAAGGTAAAGATCCATTCGATTTTAATAACTACAGTAAGTTAATATTCAGTGCGAATGAAATACCTCGTATAAACGACACAAGTGATGGTTTAATGAGACGTTTGATAATAGTACCATTTAATGCTAAATTCTCTAAAAGTGATCCTGACTTTGACCCATTTATCAAGGACAAACTATTATCAAATGAATCATTAGAGTATTTATTAAACAGGGCATTTATAGGATTACTTAGAGTTCTATCCAATAGATCATTTACAACAGTAGCAACAGTAGAGGAAGAAATTAGAGAATACGAAAAAGTAAATAATCCTGTTATTAGTTTTTTAGATGAAGATTTTAAGATAGAAAATGAATCGAGTGCACATGTATATACTAAATATGCTACATGGTGTTTAGATAACGGTCTTAAAAAATTATCAAAAATACAGTTTAGTCGAGAAATATGTAAAAATGGATATGAAAGTAAAGTAAAAAAAATAGATGGAAAATCAATTAGAGTATTCGTTAAGGTTACAGATAGGTTACAGTAAATATACGAAAGTTACACTTCATCTGTAACCTAATGAATAACAGTAATAGCAATAGTTAGAGGTAATTAGGTTACAGATGTTACAGATTGTTTAACTTTCTTTATATAAATTAGTTAAGAAAAAAATTTATATATATATTTATATAAAGAAATTTTATATATGTATCTGTAACTTTTTAAGTTAAAAGGTACTTCAAATTAAGTAATATCAATGCTTTAGACAGGTTACACTTTATGTGTAACTTTTTAACAAAAATAGGGGGTTTTTATGAATAATTATGAAAAAGTAGAAAAATTACTTGAAGATTATGCTGAACTTGATATAAATATAAAAGGATTAGAGTATCAAATTAAAGTAGAAGGAGTCAAAGGAATTTCATATAATGATATGCCAGGATCTCCACTACCTAGTAATAAATCAAGTATAGAGCAAGAATTAATAAAAATAGATGAGTTAAAAAAAGATAAAATAAGATTAGAAATAAAAAAAGAAGGTATAGATAATGTATTAAACCTATTAAGTAAGTTTGAAAAAGATTTAATTAAATACATATACATAGATAAGTTAAAGTATAAAGAGATTGAAAATAAATTAAGTATGAGTAAAACAGCTATCATATATAATAAGAATAAGCTAATAAATGATAAACTTATTAGGTACTTTTGTAGTTTTAATTTAATATAAAATAAGTACTATAAAAGTACTAAGTTAGTTCACATATAGTACTTAACATATAGTAATATATTATTATAGGAATAGTAGATATATCCGATATGTTAATTCGTATCGGATATTTTTATGCACATATGCAACTTATTATAAATTAAGGAGGTGTGAGCTTGAGTAATGAACTTGAACTACTAACTAGACAAGAATCAGATATGATTACACTATTGATAAATGGCGAATCTATAACGGATATAGCTAAGATATTAAATGTTCATAGGAATACAATTCATAAGTGGATGAATAAGGATTATGTTAAGGTTGAGATGGGCAAGAGAAGGCAAGAGCTCACACGCCAGGGTAACGCAATAATATTAAAAGATTTAGCTACTTACATAAGAAATATTCAAGCACTAGCAAATGATCCAAGTGATAAAAGAACGGCACTAGCTGCTAATCAATATTTAATCAACAGAATATATGGAAATCCTAAGGACCAAATAGACATTGGTCAGGATAACGATGATAATAAATCAGAAGATGTGGAGACATTATCTATTAAACTTAAAAAGTTTAGGAAAAAATAGTTCGTCAAAGTAGTAAATAACGGACTTGATAATATTGAACTTAAAATACTACAAATTCAATGACTTTATGAGTATTAAATTATTTTAATTAGTTCGTAAATATATGTATACTTTATTGAACTGATGATGTATAATATAACTATAAGATTAGTAAATTCGGAGGTTATATTATGATAATAGGATATTGTAGAGTAAGTACTAAGGATCAAGACTTAACAAGACAAGAAGAAAGTTTAAAACTATATGGGTGTGAAAGAATATATTCAGATAAGGCTACAGGTAAGAATTTTAATAGACCAGAATATTCGAAATTAAAAGAAGCACTTAGACCAGGAGATACTTTGGTTGTTCACGAATTCGATAGACTTGGTAGAAATAAGAAGTTAACACTTAAAGAATTACAATACTTTAAGGATAATGGTATAAGATTAGTTGCTCTTAATTTACCTACAACTCAAATGAATACTGACGATAACTTAATGTTAGAGACAATAAATAATATAGTTATTGAATTATATACTATGATGGCTCAACAAGAGATTGAAACAAGGGAAAAAAGACAAAGAGAAGGAATAGATGTTGCATTAGCAAATGGAGTTAAGTTTGGACGTAAAGCTGTGGAGTATCCTAAGAATTGGAATTCTATTATGAAGTTGTTAGATAATAAAGAGATTAGTAATGTAGAGGCAATGAATATGTTAGAGTTAAAAAAGACAACATTTTATAAGCTATTAAAACAATATAGAAATCAATAAACTAGTCATATGACTAGTTTTTTAATACATATTATCACAGGGGGGTTTCCCTTTTTAGTGAACTCCATAAAAATGAAAAAATGAACCACACAATTTTTTATATAATTTTTAAACTCCAAGTTTAAGGACTTAAATATGCTATCAAGATAAATAAAAAAAAATAAAGTCACCGGTTAGCTGGGTGACCCCTCCTCCGAAAATCTTGATAGTATATTTAATACCTTAAATTTATGAGGTGATTAAATGACACATGAACATGATGATTTACAGTTGCTATTTGACTATTTAGTAAAAGAATATATGACTCAAGGTGCAAGTATTACAGAGGCTCAAGATGAGGCTGAAAAAATAATATATGAAAATCAGAGTAATTTATTCGGACCTAAGGGATTAGCATATCAACTAGGTGAGATAAACTTTGAATTCTTCTGCATTTACTTTCTTCAAGATACATTCGTACCAAAAGAAAATAATGCCGCGAGAGAATTATCTGAAAGTCACTATAAATTATGGAATACATTAAGTGATATGTTTATTGAAGATGAATTTGATAAACTTACAGTTATTGCTCCTAGAGGGTTTGCTAAGACTACAGTTTGTGATTTTGCATTGAGTATGTGGCTACATTGTTATAAAAAATCTGTATATACATTAGTATGTGGACGTACTGAAGGTGATGCGACAGAGTTTATAGCGCAGATGAGACAAAACTTTGAAGAGAATACATATATTATTACTGCATTTGGAAAGTTACTGGATAGCAGTAACTTTACTGTAAATAAATTAGAGTTAGAACTGACGAATAAGACCAAAATACAAGCTATATCTTCTACTAGTTCTATGAGGGGTAAAAAGTATAATGGTCATAGACCGAGTTGTATTATTGCGGACGACTACCAAGGAAAAGCCGATATTATAACCCAAGAAGCTAGAGACAAGAAATATAAGACTTGGGAGGAAGATTCTAAGTTTGCCGGTGATAAAGCTGTATATAGAAATGGTAAAAAGATAAAACAATCTACGAAATTCATAGTATTAGGTACAATACTTCATAGTGATTGTTTTATGAGTAGATTATCTACTAAGAATGAATATCAGAAGATATGTTATAGGGTATGTGATTTTGATGTTGATGAATACTTTAATAGTGGATTATGGCTAGAGTTTAAGAATATATACTTTAATCATAAGTTAGATGATTCAGTAGCTATGGCTAAAGAATTTTATTATCAACATGAAGATGACATGCAATATAACACTATATGGCCTGATAAATTTGAATGTTTAGATACTGCTATAGATTACTTTGAAAATCCAATCGCATTTAAACAAGAATTACAGAATGATGCTAAAAACATAGGTGAAAAGTGGTTTAAATCAGTTAGAACTATACCGAGAGAAGAAATCGAGGAAGAGACATTTAGTAAAACTATGTTGTTAGTTGATCCAGCATCAACTTCTAATAAAACATCAGATTATAGTGCATTTTTAGTAGGTAGTTTAGGTAATAATGGATTTAAATATGCTAGATTATCTGAATTAGCAAAAATAAATGCTCGTACAGAATTTGATAAGTACATTGATCATATGATTGAGTTATTAAAGATTTATTCTGATATAACTCATGTGTATATTGAAAAAAATACATTCAATGGTGCCGATGCAAATCAGCTTGAGAACAAAATTAAACTAGACCCGCAATTAAGATACCGAAGGATAGTTATAATAAATGAACACCAAAAGAAAAATAAAGATGATAAGATTTCAACTATTATACCTGAAATAAATAAAGGTCAGATAATATTTGCTGATGAAGATTATGAATTTACTCAACAAATACTAGATTTTGCAGGTCAAAAGTATAGTATTCACGATGATGCTCCCGATATAACAAGTGAAATGTCCATTAGACTGAATTCACTTAAAAAAAGTAATGGGATAAGTATATTAAAATAGGAGGTGATCCGATTGTTAGAAGATAAGTTTTTATTAGAACGTATAAAACAGAATATAATTAACCATGAAGAAATAAGAAAGAACATGTTAATTGGAAAGAAATATTATAATAATAAAAACGATATATTAAAAAAAGGTGTTGCACTTCGAAATACAGAGGTAGAAGGTGTGTTGAGGAATGCAGACAATAGAATACCACATAATCATCATCAAGTATTAGTTGATGAAAAAACCTCTTATTTGTTTACATATGCTCCGATACTTAACATTAATAATGATGAAGTAAGTACATCATCTGTTAACAAGGTATTAGGGGATAATTTCTCAAAAAGATTAAAAGATTTATGTATTGAAGCCTCTAACTGTGGGGTTTCATGGTTGCATTATTGGATTAATAATGAGTCGTTTAAATATGAAAAGGTCCCAAGTGAAGAGATAATACCTTTATATAGTAATAATCTAGAACGAAGATTACAAACTATAATTAGATATTATACCGTTAAAGAAGAGGTATCAGATAAAATTCAAGAAGAAATATTCTATTATATAGAGTATTGGACTGATACAAAATTAATTAGATGGAAATTCTTAAATTCAATAAATGGAATGTTACAAAATAATCCCGAAATCATACATCATAAGTTAGGTTATGTACCGTTCATTGAGTTTAGAAATAATAGTGAAAAACAAAGTGATTTAAATCGAGTTAAAAATTTAATTGATTTACAGGATAAAGTAATGTCAGGATATGCTAATGACATAGAAGATATTACTCAATGTATCTATATACTTGAAAACTACGGTGGAGAAAATTTAAGTGAGTTTTTAAATGATTTAAAAAGATATAAAGCGGTTAAAACAGAAGGAAATGGATCACTTAGTACCATGAGTATTGATATACCAGTTGAGGCTAGAAAAGTTTTAATTGATATATTATCTGAATTAATAATTGAATCGGGACAGGGATTACAAAGAGTTGAAAATCTAAATAGTGACTCTAGTTTAGCATTAAGATTTTTCTATAGAAGACTAGAATTAAAAGCTGGATTATTAGAGAGTGAATTTAGAACAGGTATAAAAATGCTATGTAAATCTATTTTAAGATTCTTAGGATTGAATGATGATGTTACTATCTCACAAACTTATACTCGTAATATGATTTCAAGTGATTTAGAAAATGCTCAAATAGCACAAATGTCCGTTGGAGTAATATCAAATAAAACCATTATTGAAAATCACCCTTGGGTAGACGATCCAATTAAAGAAGAGCAACGATTACAAGAAGAAAAAGATAATTTATTTGATGATTATTCGGAATTAAAACTTAAAGAAGATGATATAGATGAATAATAAAACATATTGGGAAAATAGAGAAAAAGAAAAACTTAATGAACAATTAAGAGATGTTAAAAAATTAGAACGTGAACTCAAAAGAGCATTTACTAAGGCTTCAAAAGACATAGAAAAAGAAGTAATATCTCTATTTATTAAATATTCAGAGGATAACAAATTAAGTTATGCCGAAGCATCTAAATTTTTATCTTCAAAGGAATTTAAAGAATGGAGATATGATTTAAAAGAGTATATAAAATTAATAAATCATACTAATGATGAAAAGCTTCTACTAGAATTAAACACTTTAGCTATGAAGTCAAGAATTAGTAGGTTAGAGGAAATGTTATATCAAGTGAATAAATATATTGATGAAACATTTAAAAACTTTGAGAATGGATTATGTGACTTATTAGAGGTATCTGTATCAAATAGTTATTATAAAACTATATATGATATACATAAGTTTACAGGAGTTGGAACTACTTTTGCTTTTGTTGATAAAAGTATGATAGAAGAAATATTATCTTATCCTTGGTCTGGCTTAAATTATTCCGAAAGAATATGGAAAAATCGAGATAAACTAAAGAATGTAATTAAAGAAGAAATTACACAAATGGTTATACAGGGAAGAGATAGTAAAGAAGTTGCTAAAAGTGTAGCCGAAAGGATGAATACTAGTTTATCTAATGCATCTAGATTAGTTAATACAGAACATGCATTTATATGTTCTGATGCTGATATTAGGGCTTATAGAGAATGTGATGTAGATAAATATGAAATACTTGCGACATTAGACAAAAGAACAAGTACTATATGTCAAAAGTTAGATGGGGAGGTGTTTAATGTTAAGGATGCAGCAGTTGGTGTAAATATGCCTCCTTTTCATTGAGTTCTCCCTAGATGCAGAACTACAACAATCCCTTATATTAAAGAGCTGAATAGTACAAGATATGCAAGAGATAAAAATGGCAAAGGAATTGAAGTATCAAGTTCTATGACTTATAAACAATGGAAAGAAGAATTTGGAATTGATTAGGAGCAATATTGCTTCTTTTTTTATTGTCTTTTTTAGCATTTACAAGACGTAAAAGAAGTAAATGCTACTAAAATAATTCGAGATGTAAAACTCGTAAAAAACGTAAATTATGGAGGTAATATTATGAAAAGAAGTTTTTTAAAAGAGCTAGGACTTGACAGTGAGGTTATAGATAAAATAATGTCTGAAAACGGAAAAGACATAGAAAAGTATAAATCTGAGATTGAAGATTATGTATCTGAAATTAGAGAATTAAAGTCTAATTCTGTTGATAATTCGAAAGCTATAGAAGAAGCTGTTAAGGCTAAAGAGAAAGAACTTAGACAAGAATTTGAAAAAAAAGAAAATGCTTATAAAGAAAAATTTGAAAAAGCTGATAACTATGACTCTGTATTTAAAGAATTACAAGATTTAAAGAAAGCTAATTCTGATAGAGAATATGCTCAAAATATCGAAAATTTCTTTGAAGAAAATAAAATAGACTTTACTAGTTCATTTGCTAAAGAAGCTATTATTAATAAATTCAAAGAAAAAGAATTTAAATTAAACAATAATAAGTTTGGTGAGGATGCTATAACTTTTATGAAGGATCTTCAAGAAACGAATCAAGATGCTTTTAAAGCTATGGAAAATGGAACTAAAAATCCACATTATACATATGAGCCAAAGGGTGGTAACTCAGATGGAAATAGTGATTTAGCAGCTCAAGCATTAGCTGCAGTATTAGGAAATTAAATTAAAATTAAAGGAGAAAAATTATTATGGCAAATACAATAGCTTACGCACAAGTTTTACAATCTGCATTAGATAAAGTTGCAACACAAGAATTATTAACAGGTTGGATGGATAGGAATGCAGGAAAAGTTAAATATAACGGGGGTAAAGAAGTAAAAATACCTATGATATCTACAGATGGATTAGGTGACTACTCTAGAGGTTCAGCAAATGGATATGCTGGCGGAGATATAAAGTTCGAGTATAAAACTTATGAAATGACTCAAGATAGAGGTAGAAAATTTACATTAGATGCTATGGATGTGGGTGAAACTAACTTTGTAGCGACTGCTGGAAATGTTATGGGAGAGTTCCAAAGAACTCATGTTACTCCAGAGATAGATGCTTATAGATTATCAGCATTAGCTCAAGTTGCAGCTAAAAGTGATAATGTAAAATATTCTTATTCTTTAGATGAAGAAACTATAATAAGAGAAATAAAATTAGGTATAAAAAAGATAAGAGAAAATGGATATAATGGACAATTAGTTTGTCATTTAACTTATGATGCAATAATGGCAGTTGAAAATAAAATGTTAGGTCAATTATCATCCGTAACATTTTCACAAGGTGGAATAGATACTACAGTTCCAGCAATAGATAAAGTGGCGCTAATAGAGACTCCACAAAATAGAATGTACTCAGCTATAAAATTAAATGATGGAGTTACAAGTGGACAAGAAAAAGGTGGATATGTTAAAGCAGAAAATGCGACAAATGTACATTTTATAATAGTTCCAGTTGATGTTCCAGTAGCAGTTACTAAACAGGATTTAATGAGAATATTTGATCCTGAAACTAATCAACAAGCAAATGCATGGGCTATGGATTATAGAAGATACCATGATTTATGGGTACTAGAAAATAAAGAAAACTCTGTATATGCTTGTTTTGAAGGAGCTAAACAGGGTTAGCACACGAAGTGCTTCAAGCTTCTCGTTAAACGATGAAGTAGTCGAAGAAGTGGAAGTCCCACAAAAGAAAACTAGAAAAAGAACTAAAAAGATAGAGGAATAAACCTCTATCTTTTCTTATGAACAGGTGATTATATGCTTGAAAATATAAAACTTATACTTAATTTAACTGATGATAAGTATGACCAACTGATTTTATTATATATATCTAAAGTTGAAAATGTGATAATGAGTTATTGTAATATAGATAAGTTAAATCTAGCACTTGAAAGCTTCATAGAAGATAAAGTAGTATCTATTATGAAATCAAAAGTCGGTGGAGGTGCTCAAAATACAGGCGAAATTAAGTCTGTAAGTCGTGGAGATACCAAAATTGAATATAATGTTGGTGATATTATAACGGACACGTCTAACGGTGCAAATTTGACTTCTAGTGAAATGATATTTTTAAATAAATTTAGGAAATTGAGGTGTTTCTAATGACTGATGTTGAAGCTTTAGAAATGACTTATCTTGATTTATTTTCTTTATTTAGAAAAGAGAAAGTTAAAAATGAAGATACTGGAATAACAGAAACTGTAGAAGTAGAAATTTATAGTAATAAAAAATGTGCATTATCTAAAAATAATTTAACTAATATTATGCAATCTGACGGAGTAGGAAATTTATCTGAAAGCTATACTTTTTTTACTAATCCTATGCTTGAAATAAAACCAGGGGATAAACTTGTTATAAAATCTCTAAGTGGTACTGATAGCTTCTTAGTATCTTCAAAGCCTTTTAAATACAATTCGCATCAAGAATTGATTCTTTCTTATAAGGATAGAGTTTAGCTATGAATTTTGAAATTGAAGGACTTGAGGAATTTATAAAATCTTTAGATGAAACAAGTAAAAACTACGATAAAAATGCTAAAAAAACCCTTAATAGTATAGGTATGAAATTAAAAGCTAAGACAGTTTTAAAAACTCCTGTTGATACAGGGGTACTTAGAAGGTCATGGACATATAAAACTAAAAATGCTAACGAAGGTATACTTTCAAATAGTACAAGATACAGTTCCTATGTTGAGTACGGACACCGAACAAAAGGTGGAAAATCTTTTGTAAATGGTAGGTATATGCTTACTAAGTCCATTGAAGAAGTAAAAAATGAAATTGATGATGATTTAGGTATTGTTATTAATGATTTATTTAAGTAGGTGATAAAATGATAACCTATAAAGATATTTTATTTAGTGCTACTAAAATATTGTCAGATAGCTTTAATGTAGATGTAATAGTTGATAATTCAGAGGGTATCTTTGAGAATGAATGTTTTTATGTAACATTAGTTCCAATAACTTCAGCTTCAGCAACTAAAACTACAAACCAAAAGCAATTAATGCTATCTGTAAAATATTTTGGTGGAGATAAATTAAAAAACTATGATATGGCAGATAAACTTGAGGGTTTATTTACTAGAACCGTAAAAGTGAATGATAGATTTTTAAATATATCTAACGTTGAACCTAACTTCTTAAATGATGAAGTAGGGGATATGTTAGATTTTTTAATTTATATCAATTACTTTGAGGATATTAACCAAGCTAAAGAAGAATTTGACAATATAGAAAATGTTGAACTAATAGACAAAATAAATATAAGGGGTGATTAAATGGGATTACCAATAACGGAAATTAATTTCAAGCAATTAGCTAAAACAGCTGTATTAAGGTCAAGTCGTGGTATAGTTGCTATGATATTAAAAGATACAAAAAAAGCTAATTTTGAGGTTATAGAAGCTTCGGATATACCATCAAATATAACAGAAGCTAACCAAAAACTGATAAAAGAAGCTTTAAAAGGGAATGACTATTCCCCTAATAAGATAATAGTTTATGTTTTAGGGACAGGAGGTCAAGTTGATGAAGCTTTAACTTTCTTTGAATCGCAAGAATTTAATACTTTATGTTATCCTAATGCTGAAACTTCTGACAATACAAAGATAGAAGCCTTTATAATTAAAATGAAAAACATTGTTAAGTATAGAGTTTGTGGAGTTTTATATAGTAAAGCTTCTAATAACTATGAAATAGTTAATTTAACAGCTAAGAATGTAACTTTAGGTGGTAAAACTGTAAATAGTGATTCTTTAGTTGCAAGGATTGCAGGACTTATAGAGGGGACACCTCTTAATAAATCTATAACTTACGCTACTTTAGATTATGATGGGGCTGAAACTCTTACAAAAGAACAAGCCGATTCAAGAATCGATGCAGGTGAAATAATTTTAGTTAGAGAAATGGGTAAAATTAGAGTTGGTAGAGGAGTAACTTCCCTGACTACTAATGATACAGATACAGAAGATGCTTTTAAGAACCTTCAAACTGTTAAAATAGCTAACTTAATACATAATGACTTAAGAAGGGTTATAGTTGAAAAGTACATAGGTAAAGTTCCTAATACTTATTCAAATAAATGCAACTTAATAGTTGAAATAACTGAATACTTAAATGATTTACAAGTTGAACAGTTAATAGAGCAAGTAAACTACGTTGGTATAGATATAGAAGCACAAAGAAAATGGCTTAAAGATAATACTAATTTAGATGTTGCGAATATGACAGAGCAAGAAATAAAAGAAGCTAACACAAAAACAAATGTATTTATAGCAATATCATTCAAAATAGTTACGGCTATGGAAGATATTTTAATATCGATTGAATTATAAGTATATATTAACTCAAATTCTTCCATTGACGCTACAATGTAGCGTTATTTTTTATGCGAAAATATAAGGTGGTGATTTTTTTATGGCTAAAGCTAAGTACGAAGCTAAAAGAGTTATAAATGGTACTTTTGGAACTGTTGAAATAGACGGAGAAGATATAATGGAAGTTGTTGCTTTCCAAGCTAAAGACGAATACGGCAAGGAAGCAATTTCTCAATGTGGAGTAATAAACAAGGGCTATAAAATAACTTCTATAGAAGGTAAAGGCTCGGTAAAAGTTAATAAGATAAATTCAAGAATGATAAAGAAAATAGGTAGACAAATAAGAGAAGGAAAAACACCTACTTTTACACTAACAGGAACTCTTGCAGACCCGGATTCTTTCGGAAGTGAAAAAATAGCATTTACTGGTGTTATATTTGATGATTTAACACTATTCGATTTTGAAAATGGTACATTAGGAACAGTTGAAATGCCTTTCACTTATGAAGATTTTATGTTACTTGATTTAATATAATAATTTTTAAGGCTAGGGAAATATTCTCTAGTCTTTATTTTAATATAAAAAAAGAAATGGAGATAAAAGAATATGAACTTAGTTGAACAATTATTAAAAATAGATGCAAATGAGATAGAAATACCTAGAACAGTTAAAAAGATGTACTGTAAAAAACTTAAAAGAGAAATAGAGTTTGAATGTATAGCAATAGACGCAGAAAAAGCTAATGATATACAAGTAAAAGCTGTTGATTTAGCTAAAGGTGAAGTGACTGAAATAGATATGTTTAAATTAAAGTCTTATACAATAATGGAAGGTTGTAAGTCTTTTAAAGATAAAGAATTAATGAAACATTTTGGAGTTCCTACGCCAAGAGAATTAATAAAAAAGCTTCTTACAGATGGAGAAGTAACTGAATTATATAACACAATAATAGAATTATCATCTTATCAAGATTCAAAAGAAGATGAAATAAAAAACTAATTAATGTCGATGGAAAAGTGCAACTAATGTATTACTTGTTTAAATATCACCATATTACACCTATGCAATTTTATAAAATGGGGTATGGGGAAAAGCAAATACTTAGGGACTTTATGCACTATGAAATCGACCAAATGAATGAGGAAGCAAAACTCCTAGAAAGGAGGTAATAATGGCACAAGATAAAGTTTTACAAGCTATTATAAAACTTAAAGATGATTTTAGTAAGCCCTTAAAGGGTGTAAAAGCTAATATGGAAGCTTTAGGAAAGTCTGTAAATTCTACTAAAAAGACTTTGTCAGATTTTAATGATGGTATGAATTTTGCAGGAAAAAATGCTTTAAAAATAGGTGCAACGCTAACAGCTTCGGTTGGTGGTGCTTTTTTAATGTGTACTAAAAATGCTATAGAGTTTGAAGAAGCTTTTACAGGAGTTATGAAAACTGTAAATGAAAGTGCTAATACTTCTTATGAGGATATTAGTAAAGGTTTGATTGACTTATCAAATAGAATGCCTAAAACAGCTTCTGAATTAGCAGGAATAGCAGAAATAGCAGGGCAATTAGGGATTGAAACTGATAACATAGTAACATTTACTGAAACTATGGCAATGTTAGCTGATACTACTAACATAGTAGGTGAAGAAGGTGCATTGCAATTAGCTAAGTTTATGAATGTTATGGGAACAAATCAAGATTTAGTTGATAGATTAGGGTCAAGTATAGTTGCACTTGGTAACAATTTCTCAACTACAGAAGCAGATATATTAAATATGTCAAGTAGATTATCAGATTTGGGAATATTAGCTAATTTTAGTGAAACGCAAGTGCTAGGTTGGGCTACAGCTATGAGTTCAGCAGGCATTGAAGCCGAAATGGGTGGTACAGCTATGAAGAAGCTTGTAACTGAAATTGAAATGGCAACTATAAAAGGTGGCGATTCTTTAGAACAGTTTGCGAAAATAGCAGGTGTAACTTCAAGCGATTTCAAGAAAGCTTTCGGCGAAGATGCTTCTAATGCTACATTAATGTTTTTAGCCGGTCTTAATAAGGTTAAAGAACAAGGGGGAAGTGTTTCAGAAGTATTAGATAGTATGGATATAAAAGAAGTTAGACTAAGAGAAACAATGATTAAGCTTGCATCAACTCATGAAGATGTGGCAAGGGCTTTAGGTATGTCAAGCGAAGCATGGGAACAAAACAATGCGTTATCTAAAGAAGCTGAACAAAGATATGGAACTACAGCTTCACAACTTCAAATAATGAGAAATCAAATAAATAATGCTACTTTAGATATAGGGAATGCTCTTTTACCTATCATAAGGGATGCTGTTGAAAAAGTAGCTGATGTTGCTAATGCTTTTGCTAACTTAGATCCTAATATTAAAAAGGTAATAATAACAATAGGACTTATAACTTTAGGTATAGGCTTATTATTAACTATAGGTGGAGGACTATTAATATTTATAGCTAGTGTTACAACAGCTTTAACAGCTTTAGGTGGAGTTGCTACTGTAGTAGGGGGAATAATAGCCTTTTTAACTTCTCCTATAACTTTAGTAATAGTTGCTATAGGTTTATTAATAGCTAATGTAGTATTAGTCAAAAAAGCTTGGGACAGCAATTGGAATGGCATACGAGATAAGACTAAGGAAGTATGTAATAATATTAAAAACTGGTGGAAAAACTTAGTTGATTGGTTCTTAAATAACCCTGTAGTTGCTACTGTTAAAAACATCTTTAGTGGTGGCAAAAGTTCATCAAACGAAGGTAAAAGAAGTGCTTTCGGTACTAAAAGAGTAGTTGGGAATGATGTACCATTTAGACTACATGAAGGAGAAAGAGTTCTTACAAAACAACAAGCTAATAACTTAGAAAATAGTATAGGTAACGGTGCTATTAATATAAATATAGATAAAATGACTATAAGAGAAGAAGCAGACATAAATAAAGTAGCTAAAGAATTAGTTGATAGATTAAATAGAAGCAGGCTAGCGTTTGGAGGAGGGTATTAATGGAAATATGGTTTAAGACAGACAGTAAACAAATTAGGCTTCCTGTATTGCCTTCCGAAGTAATGTTAAATGGCTCAAATATTCTTACAAGTGCAAATGTACTTAGATTGGGAGAAGTTACTATATATAGTGGTAATAACACACAAGATGGAGAAATTTCTTCATTTTTCCCTAATCATGAGTATAGTTTTAATCAGTATAAGAACGTTGAAAAGCCTTTTGATTTAGCAACTCAGTTTAGGACTTGGCGAGATTTAGGGCAAGTTGTAAGAATGGTCATAACTCCTAATATAAATTTTAGAGTTAGAATAACAAATTTTGAGTATGGAGAAAAAGATGGCACAGGAGATATTTATTATAGCTTAAAATGGAAAGAAATTAGGGATGTTAAAATTAAGAAATTAAATACTAATAATAACAGCAATAACAATAACAATTCAAAACCTAATAATGCTACAGAGGATAAAACAGAAGGTAATAAGCAAAAGACACATATTGTTAAAAAAGGCGATTGTCTTTGGGATATAGCACAAAAGCATTATGGCAAAGGTAGTGATTATCCTAAGATAAAAAATGCTAATACTTCAAAATATCCAAGCTTGAAGAAAAATAATATAATTTACGTTGGCTGGCAACTTGTAATCCCATAAGGAGGTGGTAACAATTTCAGTAAATGCTGTAAATACTAAATTAGTAGTAAGAAACAACAATAATGAGTATTTAGATATAACTCAATTAGTTTCAAAAGTTACCATTAAAGGGGATTATACTCAAGGTGCTAGAAGGTTGGATTGTAGTTATATAGCTTCTAACTTAGATACTTTGATTGATAGAGTACAAATACAAGAATATAATTCTATTTATTTTTATCAAGATAACAAGATGATATTTATGGGAACTATATATGAAATAAGCAAAGATAGTTCAAATAATTCAATAACGTTTTATGCTTATGATAATGGGGTTGTAACACTTAAAAACAAGGCTACTTATAATTTTGTTAATAAATCTGTAACTGAAATAGTTAATACTATTGTAAAAAAATACAATATACCTTGTGAGAGTTTTATTAAATCAGATTTAAAAATAGATAAAATATTTTTTAATCAAAGTTTATATGATATTATCATGTCAGTATATACAATATTAGCTAAAAGTACTGGTAAAAAGTATATGCTTGAATGGACAAACGAAGGTAAAATGAGGATAGTAGAAAAAGGAAAAATAGTATTAGATTTAGGATTTAATGAAGCTGAAAACCTTATAAACTCTTCATATACTATTAATATAGATAATGTAGTTAATAGAGTTGTTATAGTTGATGAAAGTTATAATTATATAAAAGATGTTAGAGATGAAGAAAGTATAAGATTATATAATATTTTCCAAGAAGCTATAAAACAAGGTGTTGGCGAAGATGTTACAGAAGAAGCTAAAGCAAAGTTAAAAGGGGCAGAAAGAAGATGTTCATTAAGTGGTTTTGGCGATTACACTTGTATTACAGGTAGAGCTGTAAAGGTAAAAGATACTTATACAGGTCTTATAGGTTTATTTTACATAGATGCAGACACTCATACTTGGGAGAATGGAGTATATTCTATTGATTTAGAACTTAATTTCCAAAATATAATGAATGAAATTGATAAATCAGAAGCTGAAACAGAAGAAAAGAGTAATGTAACTACAGGAAGCACAGTAGTAGGAGGCAAAGAAGTAAATGCAGAATTTACGGCTTATTATCCTGCTAATACTACACTTCAAGGTGGCTACTATGATGCTCAAGGAAACAAGCTTAATCCTAAAAACTTAACATGTGCTTCTCCTAAAGAAGTTGCTTTTGGTACTAAGATACAAGTTAAAGGTACAGGTACAAGTAGAGATAATATAGTTTACAAAACTACTGACCGTGGAGGTGCTATAGTAATTAAATCTGATGGCACTTATAGATTCGATTTACTTATGGCTACTAAAGAAGAAGCTTATGCTTTTGGAAGAAGAAAAGGTAAGGCTATTATAGGTGTAGATGTTATAGAAAGTACTGTATCTGAAAATGCTAACACTATAGGGGCAAAATTAGTTGCAGAAGCTAAAAAGCATCTTGGTAAAAAATACGTTTGGGGTGCGACTGGACCTAATACATTCGACTGTAGTGGATTAACGCAATTTTGCCATAAAAAGCTAGGCATATCAATTCCTAGAACTTCACTAGCACAGTCTAAGAGTGGGAAGGCAGTTAGTAAATCTAATTTACAGCCTGGGGACTTACTATTTTGGAAAACTACATCTGCTCCTGTTGGTCATGTTGGAATGTATGTTGGTAACGGTCAGTTTATTCATGCCCCTAATAGTCGAAGTGTTGTAAAAATAGATAGTTTATCATCTAGCTATTATTCAAGTAAATATGTAAATGCTAGAAGGTATTGGTAAGGAGGGTAAGTTGTGGCAATTAATCCTTTTAATAAATTAATAGAAGCTATGAGAGAAGAAGGAAAGTTTTACAACGAGCCTTCTTTTTTTGTTGGTAAAATAAAGTCCTCATTACCTAATTTAGAGGTTTTATGGGGCAATCAAACTATAGTAAAAGAACAGATATTAATAGATAAGACATTGTTAGATAGACATAATTATTTAGTTGAATGTAGTGAAGGAAGTGTTACATATAATTTAAAGGACACTTTATCTGTAGGTGATACTGTAATTATGTTACTTAATAATGATAAATTTATAATAATTTCAAAGGTGGTGAGCGTATGAGTTTTTTTCCTTTTATTAATCCACCACCTAGCTTAGAAAATATAGAAGAATTCCCAACTTATCGTGAGATAGCTTGGGACTTTAGAAATAATAAGCCTATAATTGAAAATGGTGAATTTAAGATAGTTGAAGAAAATGAAGCTATAAAAGTTTGGATATATTTAGCACTATTAACACCTAACAAGCAATATCCTATTTATTCTTGGGATTATGGATCAGAAATAAAGGAACTTATAGGAAAAAACTATACAAAAGCTTTAACAGAATCAGAAGCACAAAGACTTATAGAAGAATGTTTACTTATTAATCCTTACATAAAAGATGTAAAAGTAGTAAATGCAAGCTTCAAAGATTCAATTTTAACAGCAGATGTAAAAGTAACAACAATTTATGGTGATTTGGAGGTTAGCTTATAATGTATTCACAACAAACATATGAAGTCATAAAAACTAGAACTCTTGATAATATAAATATAGATATTGATAAGAGGGAAGGAAGTATTACAAATACTATGGTAAGTGCAAATAGTATGAGTTTAGCTAAAGCATATATTGATATGGGCGATATATTATCACTTGGCTTTATTGAAGATACTTTTGACACTTATTTAGATAAAAGAGTTTCTGAATTTGGGGTATATAGAAAAGAAGGTAGTAAAGCAATAGGTCAAATAGTTGCAAGTGGTAAAGAAGGTACTGTTATTCCAAATGGCACTGTTTTTTTATGTAACGATTTAAAATTTATTATGCTTAATGATGTTGAAATAGGTGTAGAAGCTAATATTTGCTATGTAGAAGCCGAGGAAGTTGGTTATAGGTATAATTTATCACCTAATAGTGCTTTTACTCTTACAGAGCCAATAAATGGAGTTGAAAGTTTAACTAATGAAAAATCTTTTGAAAATGGTGTTGATGTTGAAACTGATGAAGAATTAAGGCAAAGATTTAAAAAGGTTGTAAATAATCCAAGTACGAGTGGGAATAAGGCACACTATGAAGAATGGGCTTTGGAAGTTAATGGAGTTGGTCGTGCTATAGTTTACCCTTTATGGAATGGAAATGGTACTGTAAAAGTCATGGTTATAGGTAATGATAATAAGCCAGTATCAAGTGATATAGTTGAAAATGCTAAGCTTCATATTGAGGAAAATATGCCTATAGGGTGTAAATTAACTGTAACTACTCCAAGCTTATTAAATGTAAATATAGTTGCAAGTATAGAATTAAAAGATGGCTATGAAATTTCTGAAATTAAAGAAGAATTTGAGTATAAGCTGAATGAATACCTTAAAACTGTTACAACTGAATTGACTTATTCTAAAGTATACGGAATATTAGTTAATTTATTAGGTGTTGGTGATATATCTGTTTTAACTGTAAATGGTGGAACTAGCAATATAACAATATCAGAAGATAAAGTTGTAAACGTAAATTCAATTGAATTGTCAGAGGTGGTTTAATGCCTTATATAGATAATATAAATCATAACTTCGATAATCCCATTACAAAGCCCTTTGTTGATGCTTTTGAGATTGAAGAAAATATTTTAAATGAAACTGTTGAAAGTATTAGAAATCAATTTTTTGTTGATAGTGCAACTTATGGACTTGATAATTGGGAAAAGATGTTAGGTATAAGTAAAAATACTTTTGATGTATTAACAAGAAGAGAAAATATAAAAGCTAAAATGAGAAGTAAAGGAACAACAACTTTTACTATGATTAAGAATCTATGTGAAGCTTATTCAAACGGTATAGTTGAAATTAACGTAGATCATAAAAATTATAGCTTTGAAATAGTCTTTGTATCAACTATAGGTGTTCCTTTAAGCTTTGAAGAGCTTGACAGGGTAATAAATGAAATTAAGCCTTGTCATTTAGCACATAGCTATAAATTTAATTACAATACTCATTCTGATATATCAAAATACACTCACGAAGAACTTGCAAATTATACTCATGAAGAAATTAGAAATTCAAGTGAATTAAGAGGTGATAAATAATGCCTAAAAAATATTTAAAAAATGAAAAAGGAATAGTAAGAGCTGTAACGACTGATAATTTACAACTTGAAAAGCCTTTATTGAATGAAAACTATGACATTGATGTCCACAATAGAAATATGGATAAAATTGATAATGCAATTCAAGATGTAAAAGGCAAAGTTGAAGGATTAGAGTTAAAAGCTGAAAAAGTAACTTTAGCTGATAAATCTAATAAATTTACAGCTACTAATGTTGAAGATGCACTTTTGGAGAATAAAACAAGTATTTTAAACTTACAAGAAAATGTAATAGGTCAGGTTGCTAGAGCTAAAAAGATACTCAATGATCTATCTAATAAAGTAGAATAGAGGTGATAAAAATGATCTTATCTGATAATCCTACTTTAATTGAAATAGTAGATGAACTTGAAAGAGTCAATAGTTTAATAATTGACAGAGGAGGAGAAAAGACTGTAGTGCCTAGTTCTACAGATCAGGTATTACATAAAGGTAATTATAAGGGTGATATTATTGTTAAAGGTGATTCAAACTTAGTTCCTAGCAATATAAAGAACTGTGTAAGTATTTTTGGTGTAAATGGCACTTTGAAAGAGCCTTATGCTATACCTGCATCTCTGGGCAATGCTTTGAAAGCTGGGGATTATCCTTCATTAAACGTTAGCAGTAGTACTTGGGGAAATTGGATTGAAACAGAGTACGAAAATATAAGTTTTTCTCCAATTGTAAATGGTGAATTTAGATTTTACCAAAAAGTTTATATTAAGTATGCTGAAAATGTAGATATTTATATTAAGATAAATGGTATTGAAACACAAATTTTTAATTATGTTGGAGATGAATGGAAGGAAACTACAGTAACAGTAACTTATGACACAAATTTATTAATAGGTGATACTGTGCAAATAAAATACAAAATTAAATTAGGGGGAAATAGTATTAAAGTAACATCTACTGGAGGTGCTATTTATTACGGGATTGATTTAGTATAGGAGGTGATTTTATGGAAATTTCTTTTGAATTTTCAAATATGGAAGATTTAGCAACAATTCAACATGAGAATAAAGACAGGTATTTAAAATCAGTTCATTTGGGAAGTGGGAAAAATATTGTAGTGTTTTCAGACACGATACCAGAGCCACCATTGGAAGAGTTGGTAAATAAGAATAAAAATAAAATATCCATTTTAGAAGCCGAAAATGAGAGTCTAAAAGAAGGACTGCGAGCAGTTTTAAGAGGTGATATGCAAAGTTTAGCATATATTTTATATCCAGAAGATTTTAATGCTTTTAGAAAGTAGGTGTATGAATGAATAGAAAATACAATTTAAAATTAGATTTACAGTTCAGATGTAATAACTCAACTATGAAGTTTAGACAAAGTGATAATAAAACATCTGATTTTTTTATACGTATAACTAGATCAGGAGAATTATTTGATGTAAATAATGCTATAGCTATACTTGCAGTTATAAAGCCTGATAATACTTCACAAGCTCAATTTTTAGAGATAAAAGAAGGTAAGGTATATGCTGATTTAAATAACAATATGAAAGACCAAGTTGGTAAATATAAGGCTCAAGCACTTTTAATAATGGAAGATGAAAGAGTATCTACAGATGTGATTGAGTATGATGTAACAGAGGATAATATATTAAATCAATTAGAGGCTACTGTTAGCTCTACTGATGAATTTACAATGCTTCAAGAAATACTAAGTAGATTATCAAATATAGAACAACAAGAAGAACAAAGAATGATAAATGAAGCTGAAAGAATATTGTCAGAAGAAAATAGAAAAATAGAAGAAGCGAAAAGAGTAGAAGCTGAACTTATTAGACAACACGAGGAAGCAGATAGAGCTAAGTATGATGCAACTAGAGAAAGTAATGAAAATACAAGAAAACAAAATGAAAGCATAAGATTAGCTAATGAAACTAACAGAATAGATGAAGAATCTAAGAGAGTTGAGGAAGAAGCTAATAGAGTAGAAGCTGAACAACTTAGAAAAGATAATTATAACTTTATGACTGAAGATGAAGAACGTAGAAGGTCAGAAGCTAATGCTCATAGGGAAGCAGAAGTTTTAAGAGTTCAAGCTGAAACTAATAGAGTTAATGAAGAAGCTAAAAGAAGAACTACAGAACAAGCTAGAGTATCATCAGAAAATACTAGAGTTGGCAATGAAAATACAAGAAAAGCTAATGAAACAACTAGACAAACTAATGAAACTCACAGAGTAGAAGCTGAAACTCAAAGACAAAGTAGATATAACTCTTTTATAACTGATGCAGAAGCTAATGCTAGTAACTTTGAAAACTATACTAATAGTGCAAAAATTAAAGAAGAAGAAAGAAAGTCTAATGAATTAGATAGAAAATCTCAAGAAGATAGAAGAGTATCAAATGAAGTTGAAAGAATATCTAATGAAAATACTAGAAAAGCTAATGAAGCAGCTAGAGAAAAAAATGAAACTTCTAGGCAATATGTATTTGAAAATAAAGTAAATGAAGTTGATAAAAAGATAATTGAAATAAATGCAACTAAAGATAATTTTGTATCTAGTATAAATACTAAAGTCGATACTAAAATATCTGAATTAGATAATGCTAAATCTGACATGACTACTACTGTATCAAACAAGGTAAATGAAGTAGAAACTAGATTTAATGCACTTACATCTTCACAACAACAAGATGCAGAAGTTATAGATGCTAGAGATGGAGAAACTTCTCTAAAAGCTAGACTTGATAGAGATGTTAAAAACGCTAAACAAATTTACGCAAACATAGAAGGAAGTCATATATCTACTGATAGTAGCGTTGGTTATGCTAAAGACGTTGAGATACTTGGTAACACTATACAAAGTGCTTCAAGCCTTGCAGATATAAAGTCTGTTGGAGATAAGGTCGAAGGTCAAGAACTATATGAAATACCTGTTTTAAGCGTTGGGAAGAATTTGTTTAATGGCAAATTAGAACAAGGGACATATACTTATGATGGTTCTAGTAAATCACCGATTAGTGGTGAAATAAGAAATGTTAATCCTATATATGTTAAAGGTGGTTCTACTATATGTTTTACATCAAATACAAGTGTAGGTATATTAGTGTGGGAATATAATTCACTTGGTGTGTGTGAATTAAAATCTCCTTCAGAAGTAAACATGAATGTAGGGTTTAAGTTAAGAGAAAATACTAAATATATAAATTTCAGATTGGGTACAAGTGATGAAAATGTCGTACTCCAACTTGAAGAAGGTACACAACCAACTCCATACGAGCCATATCAAGAAGAAAAACTAACTATTTTATCACCTGTCCAACTTGAAAAAGTAGGAGATGTTTGTGATAGAATAATCGAGAAAAATGGAGTTTGGGGAGTAGAGAAGAATATAGAAACATACTACCCTAGTTTGAATAAAATATACAATTATCACTCAATGGAAAATAGTTTTAGGGTGAGTTCTAATAGTACAGATGCCATAGTAACTCCAAAAACTTCAAGAAGTATATGTAACCTACTTATAGAAGGCACGGGTAGTGATTGGACATCAGACAAACAATGTTGTTATGTACTTACAAATAATACTCTTGTAATTAAAGGTGATATACGTAATGCAAGTAATCTTGAGGAAGCTAGAGAGTGGATAAAATCAAGTGGATTATATATCAAATACCCAACTACACAACCACAATTCATACCATTACCACATTCACAACAAGTTAAACTGCGTACATTCGCTAATAAAACTAACATTTCATTTTGTTGTGAAATTGAAGGAACGATAAAAGCACAAGTACCAAAGAGTTTAGGTGCTACTGTTAATACTCATACTGAACAAATACGTTCGTTAAACAACGAACTTAATCGAGTTAAGAAACTTGAAGAAAGTACAGTATCAACTGTTACTACTGAAAGTGATTTTACTACTGTTGAAGCAACAAATAATGGGTATTTTGAGGATGTGAAGCTGGAAGGTAAGACGTTAGTGAATTTAGCCGCACAACCTACTAATAACGGTTCTATAAATCATCAATACGCTACTATAAGCACAGTTACGAATATAAAACCTTCTACTGTATACACTTATATTATACGTAATAATGGAAGTGAAATGGTTAAACTATACCTTAACACTAATGGTGGTTTTGATTGGTTTGATTTAGATGTAGAAGTTAATTCGACTGTTATAGGGAAAGCTAGAACTTTACCTACTATAGATGGAGATATATGGTTATCACTAAAAAAAGCAGAAACAGTAGAACAGAACTTGCAAGTTGTATTGTTAGAAGGCGACCACACACAAAACCCACCAAGCTACTTTGAAGGACTTAAATCAGTAGGTGATGGTGTAGATGAAATAGTAGTTTCAAGTGTTAAAGGTGATGGGAATTTATTAATGCCACTTCATACAGGAGTTACACCAGGTTCATATAACAAAAATAATATTACATTTAGTTCAGATTATAGTATGAGTTATGTTGCAAATGCTTGGGGGCAAGGTGTATCAGTAGATGTTATAGGTGTTGTTAAAGGTGAAACATATGTTGTACTATGCGACGCAATTAGAGCTGGGTGTATAAGAGGTAGTAAAGCTTTAACTACATCATCTGATGTATCACTCGCTTCAACTAGAGTTGAAATAGTGGCAACTTCAACAGGTATAGGTACTATTACATTTAAAAATACTATCGAAACAGGCGATATATCTTTTACAAATTTAAGAGTTGTTAAAAAAGGCTCTAAAGAAGAATTTTCTGTATTAAATCAAGATAAAAAACGTCTTTTATACTACAACGAAGAAACTCAAACTTGGGAAAAACCTATACTTCGTCAATGGGATAGTATAGAGAAACACACTAATGGTAAGTATTACTATCACAAAAGAAGTGCAGAAGTAGTGTTAAATGGTAGTGAGAATTGGAGAATTGATGTTGGGGTAAGTTTTCAAATTGACACTATATGTTTTACTTATAATGATAAAACTTTATTAGACACAGGAGTTTTAAAATGCACTTCAATTGTTGATAAATTTAAAGCAGATGGTTTTAATGTAACACTTAATATTAAGGATTGTGAGTCTTATTCTACTGGTTGGCAACAACATTATATAAAAATACAACGTTCAAAGCTATCTACACAAGATGTAGAAGGTTTCAAACAATGGTTACAAGCTAACAACGTAACAGTAGTATATCAACTAGCACAAGAAAAAGTATATGAATGTACTAATATAGATTTAATAACGTATAACGGAGAAACTAATTATATAGTTGAAAGTGGTGTTTTATCTCCTAAAACTACACTAAAAGTTCATAATAATATATCTAATGTAGTTAGCTTATTACAAAAGAAAGTTAGCTTATTAGAAAGTAATATAACTAGCTATATGATAACTCAAAATAGATTAATGTTAGCAAGTAGATATAATGCTGATAATGTAACTTTTAAAGTTGACTATCCTAGCATGATGTCAGAAAGAGAAGTCGAAATAGATTATGATTTATTTAAATTGATACAAGATAATATAATAGTTGGACCTGAAAACTATGATGTAGATAAAATGCTTGAAATAATGGATTTATATGCTATGATAGGATTTATAACTTGGGAAATGTGGGACTATTTATATGAAGTAATAGACAGCCAAATTAATCCGGTAATAGGAGATCTAGAAGGAGCACCTGAAATATAGGTGTTATTTTTATGCCATGATAAGGGGCATTGTACCTTATCTAAATAAAATATAAAAAGGATGGTAAATTATTATGATATTAACAACTACAATGGCAAAGAATTTTGAAAGAATAATAAAAAGTGGGAACTATGATGCTGCTAAGGTATTAAGTGATATAGAAGCAGCTAGAGTAAGAAAAAGAATAACTGATGCAGAATCAGAATATCTAAATGGATTAATTGAAGTAGACTTAGAAAGTAGAGTAGAAGAACAAGTTAAACAATTAGGAAAATAATAAACCTAAAGACTAGAGATAGTTTCTCTAGTCTATTTTTATAAAAGGCGGTGTATTATGAATTTTACAGAAATAGTTGGTAGTATAGGGTTTTACGGAGCTTGTATGGTCGCGCTAGCAATATGGGTAGATAAGCAAATAAAAAACAATAGAGAAGACACTCAAAAAACTATAGACATACTTAGGGAAGACTCTAAAGAAGATAAGGACAGGCTCTTAAATGAAATAGCATATAACAGAGAGGTTATAGCAAAGGTTGTTGCTACAAATGACGTATTAGCAAAAGATTTGACAGTTAAGGTAGATAAAATATTAGATAAGGTAGGTGTATAACATTGAATATAATTACTAATTTTTTAGATAAAAATAAATATAGTAGACCTGGAACTAAGAGAAATAAAACAACTAAAATTGCTTGGCATTATGTAGGCAATCCTGGGTCTAGTGCTAAAGCCAATAGAAATTACTTCAACAATGCTCCAAATCATAAAACTAGTGCAAGTTCTCACTATATAATAGGGCTAGAAGGTGAAATAATTTATTGTGTTCCTGAAGATGAAATAGCATATACAACTAATTCGGCGAACTCTTATAGTATAGGAATAGAAATGTGTCATCCTGATAGTAGTGGCAAATTTAATTCTTTAACATATAATGCTGCGGTAGAATTAGGCGTAGATTTAGCTAAAAGATATAAATTAAATCCTTTAACTGATTTTATAAGACATTATGATGTTACTAAGAAGTGTTGTCCTAAGTATTGGGTAGATAATAACTCAGCCTGGGAGAAATTTAAGCAAGATGTAAATAATAAGCTAAAAGTGGATAATACTCAAGGAACATCAACTGTAACTTTTAAAAATGGAGATTATACAGGTAAAAAAGCTAAAGTAACAGCTAATGTTTTAAATGTTAGATTTGACAGAGGAACTCAATATGAAGTGATAGGTAAATTAAATAAAGGTGATACAGTAAAACTTAATTATTGCCTGAATGGTTGGGTATCTATTGAGGGATATAAAGGTAATAAAGGACTTGGATATATAAGTACAGATTATTTAGAACTAATATAAAACAAATATAAAGATACATATTTAATTCCTAGATAGTATGTTATAATATAAGTAACAACTCGTCGTGTTAGTAGTAGAACACATAAGGGATTCTTTAGCTACTACAGGTGGTAACTGATAACCAAATTGCATAATATCAACAATAAAAAACCAAGAATTTATACCCTTGGTTTTTTATTGTTTAAATATTTTTATTTTTAACTAAATCCTTATATTCAGATTTTTTTATTTTATATTCTGACTCACAGTCATTACATTTAAATGTATATTCTTTTGTAAGTGTAGATAATATTAAAGTGACTATACTACCTAGTGATATCAAAAGAAAGATTGGAGCAGCTATCCACCCTAAAAATGGTATAATTAAAGAAATACTAAAACCTATACTACATATTATAAAAGTCAATAATGAATAGTTAGCCATATTATTACTAGCAACTGTATTTATACTTTTACACTCTGGACATTTCACTTTCCCTACAAATATATTATTTTTATTTTTTTCGACTTTTTTAAAATTGCTCATGTTGAATCCCCCCTTAAAATTATTCCAAGTTTATTATAGTGTTGCATTAATATATATTTCAACAATATTTTATATATCGTTATTTATTACTAAGAAGCAGTAAACTATTTCATATATAATATTACCTATCCTAAATTCAAAATAATTGCCTAATAATTGTTCTAACATATTTCTATCATACATTTGCTATATAAAATAATATCAAACATTGTAACAGTTATAATTACATAACCTCTTATATATCATATATCAATCAGAAAGGTTGTTTATGAATATGACGAGAAAAAGAAAAGTATTAGTTATAGAAGGAAGTATAAATAAGCAAAATTTAATTGCCTACAATATGTATAAAGGCCATATACAATTGAAAGGACTATCTGAGAAAACCATAAAAAGTTATGAGTATGACTTATTCGCTTGGTTTAGATTCCTTAATAGCTACCAAGAGGACAAGACGTATAAAGAAGTTACTACTGAAGATATAGAAGAATTTTTAATGTTTTGTAGATCAGAGGGGAATGAAGTATCAAGAATACAAAGAAGAGCTGCAGGAATAAGTAGCTTTTATATATTCTTGAGAAAGAAAAAGAAAGTATCGATAAATCCAGTTGATGATATAGAGCGCCCAAGAAAAAAAGTATTTGTGAGAGAAAAGCACTTTTTAAAAATGGAGCAAGTAGATGAATTAAAATCTAAATTACGTTTATTAGATAATATAATCTCAGAGACATTTATATTATTAGCTATTAATACAGCAGCTAGAAAAAATGCTTTAAGAAATATTAAGTGGAGTGATATCGACTTTGAAGAAAGAGAAATTGTTGCTATTGAAAAAGGTCCAAAAGAAGTGACACTCTATTTTTCAGAAGAAGTAAAAAAACAACTTTTGAAACTTAAGACGTTCTATGAAAACAATAATATATTAGATGATTATGTATTTTTAAGTTACTATCATGGTAAATATAAACATGCTGGTTCTTCTGCTATTAGCAATTGGGTTAGAGAAGCTGGTAAACTTATAAGAATATCTAACCTAACACCGCATAGCTTACGCAGAACCGCAGCTACTTTAAATGCTGAATTATATAGATTATATGAGTCTGGTTACTTTAATAGTAACGAAGACTTTATCCGTTACGTAACATTTGTCATAGATAAATACAAGTATGAATCAATTACTATTAAAACTCTAGTTAAAGTTATTAGAAAACAAAGATTAAAAGGACTAGAATAATATTCCAGTCCTTTTAATTATTATGACATACTATACATCTATCATATTTAAATGGTCTACTTCCTCCGCAAAAACTACAGTATTGATAGTTTCCATTATCCCATTCTTGATGATCTACTTCACTCCATTTACAATTATCTTGATGACTTCTATCATCGTCCTTTTTATCATCAAACCAACCCATATGATACCTCCTAAGTTATTTTATTAATATTATTAACTAGTTATAAATTTTTATACTGGACATGCAAGTTTTGTGCGATTATACATAGAATGTATTAAGAACAAACAAATACAACAACGAAAGGGGGAAATCAATTGACTAAAATTAGATCAGAAGAAGTAAGAATACCTATATCATTTAAGAAAACATATGAAGAATTAAGTATTTATAACTTTATAAAAGAAGAAAGTAAGTTAATAGGTCAAAGTGCTTATATAAAAATGCTTGTAATGGAGGAAATGAAAAAACAGGGTAAATGGAAATACGACTAAATGTAAAAGAGCCAAGGGACTCGTACTCCACAAGGCTCAAAACTAAGTGAATTAATAAAAAATTAATTCGTATATACAATTCGATAAAAAATATTAGAATCCTTCAATGAATTCAATATAGAGCACATCAACGATTAACTATTAGAAAAGTATTTTCTGAACAATATCTATAAAAGCAGATTTCATATGAATTATATCTAATATAAAAGATTATAAAAAATTAAGAGGGGGAAATGGATATGGGATTTTTTGATTGTTGCACAGTTAATGAAGATTATACTGTAGTTGATGAAACGGCAGAGTTTTATATATGCAGATGTAACAAATGTGGGAACTATTTTAGAAAATATAAATAAAGAGCCCTCATTAAAGAGAGCAGGATTATTAGGGTAACATTTTAATTAAAGCGGCAGCACTTAACCAACCACACATCTTTAAGAAATGAACTAAACACGGTGACATATCAATACCTCCAAAAGATAAAATTTTATAGGATTATTTTAACCAGAATAGGGGGATTTTATACAATGAAAATATTAATAAATGGATACACGGTTACTGAGCATATGAAATTAAAAAGAATCTATAAACCTAGTAAAAATGACCTTCTTGAGATAGAAAAATATATAGATAATTTAAAGAATAATAAGCACAAATACCTTCAAGTTGTAATCTTAATGGCTTTAGTAATACCGACTTCAACACTACAAGTATTTGCAGATAGTTTTATAAGTGAGACAGGACTAGAATATTACAGCTATATAAAAGACATGGGATTTATAATATGTCTATTTGGTGCGGCTGTAGAAGCAATAAAATGTGTTGCAACAGGAACTATAGACCAAGTAAGTAAGATAGCAATTAAATATGCTGCATTTGGATTATTAATTGTGTTTTTACCTAAATTTGTAAGCCTAATATTCAGTATGGGAGGTAATTAAAATGTTACTTAATCCTAAAACTTTAAATGATGCCAAAACTATAATAAATAATACTGTTAGTAACACTGCTATAAATGACATACCTAAAGAAACTTTCTTAGAAAAGTTAGGATTAACAGGGGTCCAAGAAGCTATAGACGGATGGAATGCTATATGTAGTGATGCAAATAATATAATTAATGCAATGAGTAAGGTTGCAGATTTTATAAGAAATTCCCTAACAGATCCAAGATTCTTAATAGATAGTACAAAAGGCATAGCTCCCGATGTACTTTTAATAACTCTAGGAGTATTGATAGTATTGCACTTTGTAGGTTTTAAAAAGATGGGTAAATGGATTAATTTTATATTACTAACAATGCTAGCAATAGCAATTATATAAAGTTATAGGAGGTGGAACATGAAATTAATACAGTTAGCTATTAAATATTGTAAAAAGATTGTTAGCATGCTTTTAATAGTTTTAATTTTAGTAGTACCAGGGGAGTCATTTGCAGCAGAGGATTACAAAATAAATGATTATCAACGTAATGAACTAATTAAGCAAGCTCAAGTTGTAGACTGGAATAGCTTTGATAATATGCTCGGATACGATGAAAATATTATAATTATAGATTATTGGTCGGGTCGTTATTTTATAACATCTAGGATGGGAGGAGCAAATCATGCAGACATAGAGCCGGTAGATAAACAGTCTACAGAAAATATGCAAAAGGCTGTAAATGACGGGATGGGTAAGACGAGAAGGCCCGTCATTGTATTATTTGAGGACGGGAGAAGCTTCTTAGCATCTTCGTTCATGGTAGGCCATGCGGGAATAGATAGTGAACCATATTTAAAAGTAGTAGATAAGCGTAGTAATGGATATGGTAAAGGGGAAAACTATGATTCAGTAAAAGGTAACGGATTAGACGGTCATATATGCTTATTTGTAGACAATTGCTTAAATCATTATGACGGTAAGAAGAATTCTAATCATGAAGAAAATTTAAAATTCTTAAAAGAAGTAAAGGAGCGTGCGTTAGAACATGACTATTTTAACTAAAATTAAGTCTATAAAATTATCTGATTATATTCAAATAAATAATATGAGATCAGACTTAACTTATTATCAAATAATACCCCATCAAAATACTAGAAACTATAAGTCTATAGAGATAGCAAAGGTTATAAATAGATGTTATCTAGAGCTATCTAAGAGGATTAGGAAGCTAGAAAAAGACTTTAAGTATGATTATGAATATAGTCCCCAAACAAAAGTAGCTTATTATATCTATATGTCAACAGATGGAGGGGTAGAATTTTACTTAATAGTACCCACGGTATATTCTAAGATGTTTCTTGAAAAGCTATCTTTAACATGGGATAAGGTAGAAGTAAAAAAGGTAAATGATATACCTCGATTTAGTGATAGTTGCAGTAAAATGAGCATGGAATATACACGTGAAGATGCATTATCATGTAATATATTAGATAAAAAATCAAATGACATGTTAAATAGTCAATTAAATGTTATAGATATGATGCAAGAAGGTGATAGAGTAGGTATATTCTATAACTTTAACTATAAAAGCCCGTATAATCAGCTAGGATTTAAAACTAAATATAATCAGACTATGGATAAGATAAAAAACGGAAAAAGAATAGAAAAACCAAATAATTCTAAATCCCTATGGAAATACTTTGTAGCTTTATTAGCTATGACTGGAGAAGATCTCATGGCTGGATTAGCAGAACTATTAGGAGAAAAAAGAAAAGATACTATAGATATAGCAGTATTAAATAAAAGCTTAGGAATTTTACAGAAAAAGGACTTATCTAAATTTACTAAAGATAAAGGGCAACTCGAAAATATATCTACTCAAATACTTCTTATGAGCGAATCTAAACACAAAGAAAATGAACAGGCAAATATTAACTCACTAGCACAATCATTCAATGTCCTAGACGGTGATAATGAGCTCAGACCAAAGGCTATAAGTGTAAAAAGAAAAATAGATTTAGATGATTCTAAGCTTCCTATACCTGTTAATCATATGAGTGTTGAAGAAGTAGGTACGTTGATAACTCAACCGGGTAAAGAAGTCATAAAAAAATTCAATATAAAAGCTAATGATATTCATGAAGAGCCTATGCCGGACAACTGTAAACATGGATATATACGCACAGGAACATACACTAAAAATGGAAAGTCTCGCGAAGCATATTTAAATGATAATCCAGATCAGGATACGGGTTTAGCAATAACAGGGAAACAGGGTAGTGGGAAAACTGAAGAATTAAAAAACTATGCATGTGATTGCATCAAACATGGTGATAGTGTAGTGGTTTTAGACTTTATTGGTAATAACGATTTAGCCTCTACAATTCAACAGATAGTGCCTCCACACTTGTTAGTAGAAAAAGATTTATCCAAGGTAGAATGTATGGAATCGATAGCATATCCAGAAAAATACTACACAGATAACATGGATCTAATGGATAAGTTAGATGTAATATCAGAAAAAACTCAACTAATGGTCCAACTCCTAAATAGTTTTAGTTATGGTCAAGAGTTAACTAGTGCAATGAGAAGATTCTTTATAAGTGCATGTAATGTAACTTATTGTGTTAATCAGTATGCCAGCTTTAAAGACATAGTAGATTGCTTGGAGTTATATGATACCAGAATGAGTTTAATAACTAAGATACCAGAAGAATTTAAAGAGTTCTGCGAAAGTCATGTAAATAACTTATTAAAACTAAATGACAAATATACCAAAGGTGAGGATAAAGGCAAGTATAACGGAGAAACTTGTGAAGGTAAAATAGAGCGTATTCTAGACCGTATAAGTGTTATGAGGGAATCTCCAAGGTTAGAGTATATGCTTTCTAAGGATCCTAAAGGGAATATAAACTTTGAGCAATGTTTTGACGAGGGCAAAGTAATAGTTATAAAAATGCGACAAGATAAATTCGGAACAGAGCACATAAGAAATATGTTAAGTGTGTTTTTTACAACTAGAATATGGGAAGCTTGTGTAAATCGATACTCTAAATCTAATGGTGAGGAATTAAGAAGAGTACATTTTATGATAGATGAACCACATCAAGTGCCAAAAGTTACTGAATATTTAAGTCCGTTATTACCGCAAATGCGTAAGTTTAGATTAAAACCAGTATTTGCTACACAATCATTATTACAACTAGAACACATATTATCTGACATGAAGGATGCTGGATTTAGTTATATGCTTTTAGCTGGATCAGATAAAGTCAATTATAAGCTATTATCCGAAGAATTGAAACCATATGAGGTGGAGGATTTATTAAACCTAGAAAGATTCCATAGTTTAAATTTAGTTCCAGATAGTAAAGGTATATTAAGACCATTTGTAACTAAACTACCTCCTAAATTAACCACTACTCTACTCTCTTCAGTAAATGATGAAAATATTAATGATAACAAGTCCAAAGTTATAAATTTTCCAGAAAAAAATATATCATAAAAAATCACTATATAGAAAATTCAAAAAAGGGATAAAAATAAAAATCATAATTTTTATAAAAAAATATATAAATTTGGAACATTTATTATACAAACTTTCATATACTTCTGTAAAGGAAGTTTACCTGACGTACAGAAGTATATGAATTTATATAAATATATACAAAATAATAAAATAAAGAAATTGAAATAAAGGGAAAAAGCATGTTTTTAAAGTAATTAAGTACCTCTTCGCATTAGGAGGTACTTTTGTTGATAACTTTTATTTTGTTGTTAATAAGTATAAAAAAGGCTAGATTAATTATATATCTAGTCTTTTTTATATTTATTAATCAATTAATACATTCAAATCCTATTAGAAGCTAAATAAAAAGAGTAGGTTATTCCTACTCAACTATTAATTAACCATTTATTATTATTTCAAATGTATCTCCATTTTCTTCTATAACTTCAACTTTACCTAATGAAGCATGACCATAAACCATTTTATCACCTAAGAATAAATCTATATATTGTATTTTACTACTAGATCTACCTTCTTTAATAACTAACCTATCAGCAAAAACATTTCCTGCTGCAAACTTGCTATCATTAACTTTTATTGTTATTTTATATTGTTTCATTTCATTAACTCCTTATCTATCTTTCATTTTTGATATTATTCAACACATTGTTTAGTAGATTTAATACTTCATCAGTATCTGTACCATTGTAGCTGTAACTGTAGCCTTCTTCGTGAACTTTTTCTATAGTCATTTTCATAACTTTAATTTGATTTTCAGTAAAAAAACATTGATATTTATTTTCCATTACTTTTCTCCTTATTGAATTTCTTACAATAAACTTCTGCATCTTCACTCAAACAATATATCTTACATTTATTTTGACATTCATCACAGGTCTTGCTTATGTACAATTCATTCTCTAAAATTTCAAAATATAATTGCTCCATTGTAAACTCCTAATAGAATATATCATTTATATATTCAAGTAAATTTATAGATGCTTTACTCATTAAATGTAATCCGAATATAGTTATCATGATACCAATTAGCAACATTATTATTGATAATACAATACCTATCATTGTTCCTAATTTACCCTCTCTTTTTTCTAATCTTGCCATTATACTTATATATTTTACTATCATTTTAATACTCCTCTTGAATTTTATTTCTAAATGGAGTATACTTTTATTTGCGAGATAAAGGGCATACTCCATTTTTGGATATGTTCTTTTTTTTATTTTATATATCTATATCATCTATATCTAGTTCATCTATATCAATAGTCGTTGGAACCTCATTATTATTTTTAGTTTCTGAAATTGATATATTATTTGCACTTAATTTTTCAACTATCATATTAGCTAATAAATCCATATCTATATTAGCAGATTCAATATATAATTTTTCTTTTTTCATTTCTACTGTAGCTATATCTTTTAAATATCCAGCTCCACTAGTTTTTGACTTTACAAATGCTTCTAGTTCAGCCTCATTCTTACCGAATGTTACTCTTATTTCACCCATTTTTTCACTCCTACATTATAGAACCCACGAGAATTTGCTGTTATATCACTTACAACAATCGTTTGGGGATATAACTTACTAAATAAAGAATATCCTTTTTTAGCTCCTCCACCAGTTAATATTAAGTTTAACTGTGACATATTTGGATATAATCCTCTAAGTTCATTTAATATTGATTTCATGTTATCTAGTAATAATGGCTTCTTATATTCATTATCACCATTCATTAATTCTAATTCTCCATCAAAATACTTTCTTGCTTCTTCTAATGTAGCTTTTGCTCCAAACTCGTCATTTAAAACTTTTCTAGTATTTCTATATAGATCTAATAATCCAGTTTCAATAGATTCTCCATCTATAAATTTACCTTGTTCATCGAATTCAGCAATATCAGTTGTTCCTCCACCAATATCAATAACTAAACTCTTTATATTTGCCTTACATTGCTTCATTGCTCCTATTGCTTTAACTCCGTATGATTCTGGACATATCATAACTTCATCTATAAATATATTTCTAGTTATGGAATCTTTACCAAGTCCTATCGTGATTCTTTTAAAGTTGTTTTCCATTATAAACTTTTTAAGCTTATCTCGATTTTGGTTGTATTGACCTGCTGGTATACCTAAAACTAATTTAACTCTATCTTCTTTTGCAACTTTAGCTATTGAATAAAAAAGTAATTGTAAGAAGTTTTCTTTATCATGCTTTATATAATTATTTTCAAATTTACCTTGTTCTACTACATATTTTTTACCTTCGTATTCAAATACTTCATTTGATCCAAGTTCATTTAAGTTTGTAAATTCTTTTATTCTACTTTCTATTACAATTTGATTATCATCTGATGTTGATATTGTACTTATATTTCCTATATCAGTTCCAACTACACTAAACATATTCGTACGCTCCTTTTATTTGTCCGTTTTTTCGGATTATTTTGTATTTCTTTAAACATAGTATAACATTAACTATAAGTTTTGTCTATACATTATTACAAAAAAGTCCGATATTTTGTAATAATGTATTTTTTATTCATAAGCACCTCTTAAATAACCGTTAAATACATTTTTAATATGGTTTATGTGTATTTCATCAAAAAACAATATAAAACCTCTTACAATGTCATTTAAGCATTATTTTTGATATATTAAGGTGACACTACTTGTTTTAAATTTAAGTAATCATTTACAGCTTTATGTAGTTCTATCTTATCTAAAACAATTGTATCACCTATCATAAATCTTTCCAGATCATACTTCGCTATTATCTTTTTAATATGAGTAAGGTTTATTTTATAAAGCTCTTTAAATATTCTCTTAGCACTTGTTAAAGATATATATTTTCTATTTGTATTTCTAACTTGCCCCGTAGGTATATCAAACTGTATAAGAGATCTAATATAAATATCATCTATATAATCATTATCTACTGGATAAAAAGCAACTCTATCAGCATCATACTCCTTACTCTTTGAGCCTATATAATTTAATAAGTTTGTAGTTCTGCCAATAAAACACACTTTATCATCCTTTCTTAAAAATACTATAAATGTTTTATTTGCATCTAAATTTACATTTATATTAATAACTTCATCTAATGTATAAAGGTTTTTCCCCATATCCATATCCTTAATACAATCTTTGAATATTTTATTAAACTTATCATTATCGAAGTTATCAAAGTTAAAATAATTACTCTTCATTTTCTCAGCTGATGCTTCAGCTTTAGCTTTCCTTTTGCTAAGTTTTTCTTTTATAAGCTCATGCCATTCACTTTCAGCATTATTATAATACTCGATGTATTGTTCTTCTGTAGTATCATATAAACTTTCTATTCCAAAAAATTTCATTAGTTTTATAGCTTCTAATACTTCTTTTTTATATGAATTTAAGTATTCTATACTAGTTTCATCCATTGGATATCCCATGCCCATAGAAGCATTTGTATAATTTGAAATTCCTTTATTAAGTGTTTTATATTCTCTATGTATAAATAATTTTTCAAAGTTATTGAAATAGTTTACACCTGTATTTTTGTATATTTCCATACATCCAACAAATATTTCATAGTCTGTATCGCTTGGATACCATCCCATAGTTAAAATAACTTCATTGCTTTTTAAGAATTCTACCTGTTTTTCTCTTTCATCCGCTTTATCTGGATCTAATAATTCATAGTATGGAATAGTAAAATCTTTTTCTTCTTCCAATTTTCTCTTTCTTTCTAATTCTTCTAAATTTATGTTAAATCGCATCTTATTCTCCTTCTAATATTTCAACTTTAAGAGTAAATATAAATACAAGTGTTATTTCCTACTAAGAAATTTTTATCTACCGCTTATGTGTAAAGGCATAAACTTATTGTTCTCAATCATATAGCTTCTAATCGTATCTTTTACATCTTCAGTTAATGAATTAAAGTATCCTTCATCCATCATACATTTATTAACTATATCTTCTGTTATTTCTAGTGTAATTACTTCATCAACTTGACCATTTAATTCTTCCATCTCCCTTTTAGCATATTTAGCCTTTTGGTTTTCTTTTAATAACTTTTCTAATTCCTCTGGAGTATATTTCTTAGTTGCATCATTTATATTATGGAATCTAGTTTTAACTTGATAAGTACCTTTAGTTCCAGATTTAAGTTGCTTCGTGTATTTCTTGTTAAATTCTTTTATAGAAGCTTCATATTCTTCAACTGTCTTAATTCCTTTTTCTATTAGTTGATTAATAGTTTTTATAATCCATTTCTCTGCATCTTTAATTCTTTTATTGTTTAAAGCTTTTAATATGACAACTTCTAATAGTTCATAAGATATTTGTTGTTTTTCTTCTACAGAGTTTAAAACTGCTTTTACATATGTAGATGGAACTAAATGTTTTTCATATAAGTTTAATAAAGATTGTTTATGTGTGTCACCATTACATACATACATACTAATATTATCAGTCTTTCTATTATTAGTATTTCTATAGTCTGATTTTCGGACTACGCGTAGTCTGATTTTCGGACTACGGTTGATATTACTAACTTTTAAAGATTTAACCCTTGGGATTGTAGTATTTTCAATAGTAGTCTGATTTTCAGACTCCGATAATTTTGATTCTCTTTTAGCTTTTTTCAATGCAGATTGTTTTCTGTCATACTCTCTTTTGTATTTCCTCTTCTTTTCTCTAAGTTGATGATAGTCTTCTTTATGTTTGTCCATAAGAACCTGTAGTGTATCCTCTGTTGTTTCAACATGACCAACATATATTACATTTACACTTTGACCTTCTTTAGTAACAATTTTTGACTTTCTTATAAGATCGAAATCTTCTAAATCTTTTAAAGCACTAGTAACTTTACTTCTAGAAGCACCAAAGTATGTTTGTATTTCATCATAAGTACAAATTATATATGCATCTTCATTACTATCAAACCAATCATTTTGTACAGATAGATCAGTTCTTTCGTAAAGTATGGAATATAAAATTTTAGCTGAATCTTTCATTTTTTTATATTTAGCTTCTAACATTAATTGCTTTGGTATTTTGTAAAAAAGTTCTTTTGTTTTATCTGATTTCTTTATTGGTTTAAAACTCATTTTGTCTATCTCCCTCTAATTAAAAAAGCCATGATATCGCAAAATATCATGGCTAAGAAGGACAAATTTTTATACAAAAATTAAGATATGTATTGAAATATTAACGTATATATGTTAATATTATTACATAAATTATATATGTGTGAAAATTAGTCTACAGTAGCTTTTGATATGTTCGGGATATCATTAGTTCGCCAAGATGGAAGGTGAGAGCTCCATCAAGGTGTAGGCTTTTTTTTTTTTTATATTTATTTTTAACTTAATAATAAGGTATAAATTAAATTTTGTCAATTGTTAATATGACTAAGTAGTAAAAGGACCTCAACTTGTTTTGAGGTCCTTTTTAATTTGATTTCCTGATGTATTTTATTTTGTACTTTTTTAATGACGTCCTTCCAAGTAGGTAGTCCATGGAAACATCGAAATAATCAGCAATTAAATTTAATACAAGTTCATCAGGAAATCTACTTCCAGTTTCATAATGTGAAATGGTACGTTGAGATCGGAAGAGC